TACTAATCCGTGGGAACGGCTGGGTGCTGGTAACCCGTCTGGGCAGTTGGCCCAGGTGGATAATCAGAAAAGTATGCAGATGCGTGAATTGCAAACGCGGGAGCGTATTGCGGATAAGCAGATAGCTGGTGCGCAGAATGTGGCCGCGATCTCGGCGCGTGCGCCGGGTCGGCAGGCCGGTGTGGCGGAGCGGACGGCTCCGTCTAATATAATGCGGAATGTGAAGTCAGCGTTGCTGGCGGCTGCTCAAGCGAAGTATCAGAGCAGCCGAGCTGTGTTGGAAGGCGAGCGCGCGAAGTTGGCGAAGTCGGTCGCTCAAGCGGAATTAAATGGTTTGATTACGAAGAATATGGCGTCAATGATATTAGCGGCGGTCGATGATCCCAGCAAAGCGATTGCGATGGCTGGGAGGCTTGGAGTTGGTAAGTTTGCGAGCGGTGCTGCGTTAGGTATGTCGTTGAAAAAAGCTATGAGTACCGCGGCCGGTAAGTTTAAACCGCGGTTCAGAGGCGACCTGCCCGGTAAGGGCGTGGGAGCAAAAGGCTCTCGAGTGAGAAGGCCGTTTGGTAAGTCGAGGCCGGGAGTTCCCAAGGCTATGCCGAAAGGGAAAAAGGTTCCACACTATAGAACGGAGTTTGGCAAGCAGTATGATGGTTGGATTAAGTCTAAGTGAAGCATTCAATATTGACGCGCCTGCATGGCGCTTACGCGGTGCGAGCCTTATGTGAGGCTCGCATTTCGCGGTTGGCGTTTCATGCGTGTAAGTGCGAGGCGATTGGAGCGCGTTATGAGGACGCGATAGCGGCTCTGAAGGACTGGTTATCCCGACTTGATAGTAACCCCTATATACTCACGAGCGATTTTATGCGATGCTTCGGCGGTGTCGAGGAGCATTGTAAATTTGTGTTCGGTGAGTATTGGCCGAAAGAGGCGCGTGTTCCGAGTGATGACCCTGTGGAGTTATATATCGTGGAAATGTTGGATCTGAAGCGGCGTTCGACTCGTTTAGCGAGGGTATCCGAGCTGCGGTATCGGTTGAGTCAGGAGATGCAATGCGCTGTCCAGGCCGGTGACTTTGTGGTGTTTAACACGTTGACTTGTCGTTCAGAGATGTTGGAGGCAGTGTTTGCGAAGCGGTCAGCGCCGTGGCACGCGTATATGCAGCGTTGGCGGCGGCAGTTTGTGGGTCACAGGTATTTCGCGGTTATTGAGAGAGGAACGAAGAGTGGCAGATTACACATCCATGTTGTGCATATGTTTCATCTTGGTCGTGGCGGGTTGCGGGACCCAAATTACGGGGCCAGCAGACCGCATCGCAGAGAAATTAATGAACTCAAGAAGTGGTGGACCGCAGGTTTTAGTACTCCGATCGCAGTCCGTTTTGGTCCCGGAGACGCGTTTGCGAAACTCGGTTGGCGATGGCCGGTTGAATGTAATACCGGAGGAATGTGGGTGCCGATCAAACCGCATCCTGAAATAGCGCTGGCGCGGTATGTCAGTAAATATGTGTTGAAAGAGTACATGGAAGAGAAAGGTCGAAAAATATGGCGGACAAAGATGACAAGGGGCCTCGGATTGGACCCATTGAAAATTATTATGCGGGAGCTGCCGACGCGGACGTTAAGTCAGTTGATAGCGAACCCGTATCTGCTGAAGGTGCACCAGGACAAAAGGTTGATGCTAGTGCCGAAGAGCCTGATAGAGCTGGAAGCGACGCGGGAGTGGTTGTCAAGGGCGACGAAGCGACACCCGATCCTGCTCTTCAAGGTGCTGAAGAGAGTGAAGAAGCGTTTGTCTTACGTCGAGCAATTGCGGACTTTGACGAGGACGAGACCATGCCGCAACTTGCCGAGCATTATCGATACACGGACCCAGAGGAGACGGAGTACGGATATTTCTGAGGTCGGTTTGGTGACGGAGAATGTGTTTGATGTGACAGTTTTAAATGAGAAAAAAGTGAGGGTTTCAGGTGACTGCAGGTCATGAATTGAATAGAGAGTTGGTTGTTCGTGCGATCGATGAAGCTGTGTCGGAATTGCAGAGATTGCGTGAGAGTGTGATGTGTGATGCTAAAGTTCCGGAGGCTCATCGAGGATGGTTTGATTTGGTTAAGGCGCGGATGGAGAGTATCGACTTGGCGTTGTGTCTTGAAGGAAGGATAAGGCAATGAGTTTACGGTTGGAAGTGCTTGTCGGTTGTATGTATGCGATTGCTGAAGCGGCCCCCGATAGTTTGGGGGTCGTTGGTTTGAATGAGGATAACTGGAAGCAGTTGACCCAGAATACGCCTTGGATCGGTACGGACCGATTGCAGGCGAAGGCTACGTTGGAGACGTTGCAGTGGGCTACGTTGGATTTGTTGAACCTGCCGAGGTTCGAGGTGCCGGCTGAGTATACGGCGGCTTTGTTGGCGTTTTACGTGAAGCCGTGTAATTGGATGCCTGCTTGTCTTCTGTTTGAAGGGCAGAATTCGTCTTTGGATGTGGGGATACCCACAGCCGGTGAGGCGGAGAGCGTGAGTGCGCGGCAGTTGTTGGCGTTGATGTGCTTGTTGCAGGATGAGCACAAGTTTGAGCTTATGGCTCGGTTTGAGAAACGGACTAAGTTGATGTTGACGAAGATAGGAGAAGCTGGTGTTCAACCCAGACTTATTACTTCTAAAAAAGCTTAGCCCAATCCCCTCTTGCCCCCCGGCGAGGGGTTGGACTTAGCGTCTACTTCGGGTGAGTAGCTTCCGTGATTTCACGGCACCCCATATAAAGGAGATGAAGATATGCCTAAAGGTAAAGGTTACGGTAAGGGTCGCCGTAAAGGCGGTAAGAGAGGTTCTAAAGGTACGAAGAAGTATTATGTTGGAGGATACAGGGCATGAAACGTTATAAGCATGATCTGTCACACCATAGTTTTATGGCTGGTAAGATCGGTCGGTTAATGACTATTACGCAGATGCCGATTGTTGCGGGTGACAGTTTTTCTGTCAATTTAAAAGGGATATTTCGGCTATCTCCCTTGCGGAGAAATCTTACCCTTGACGCGATGGTCGATATTTTCTGCTTCTATTTGCCATACCGTCACATTTACTCGAATTTTACCGCGTTCATTGAAGGCGGTATTAATGAAAGCGAGACTTTAGCGACGGTGGCTGCGGCAGGCGATGTGCAATACATCGGCGTTAATGCTATTAATCAGGTTGGTTATGCCCGACCGTTGCATCAGATCGCTGGTTATAACAGAATTTGGAATCGTTATTTCCGGCATCCGTCAGATGATACCGCGATTGTCGCGGATACTAAGGTTGTGACTGGTACGAGCGACGAAAGTCGCTTTGGTTATAATTGCTGTCATTTGAAGCGTATGTGGAACACGGGCGCTGATCCGGCAACGAAGCCCGCGGCGGCAGACCGTGAAGTGGCTGTTGCTGCCGGTGTGTTTGATATTGTGGACTTAGCTCAGATTAAGGCGCGTTATAAGACGGAAATTGATCGTGAATGGTTTGCACAGCGTTATACGGACCTGCTTGGTAAGACCTGGGGGTCTGGAGTGAATATTGACGCAGATGAGCGCCCGCAGCTATGTGGGCGTTCAAGTAATTGGTTGAGTGGTTATGATGTTGACGGGACCGATGACGCAAGTCTCGGTTCGTTTTCAGGTAAAGCAGTGAGTGCTATGGAGTTTACTATGCCGAGAAAATTTTTTCCTGAGCATGGTACTATGTGGATAATGGCGTTAGTGCGGTTTCCGCCAGTACATTCTCGTGAAAGTCACTATTTCGAGAAGATTGTTCAACCGTCTTATGCTGAATTGGCCGGTGATCCTGATGTGATCTCGGCTCAAGACCCGGTTGATCTGGATGTGTTTAATATTTTTGCGCCGGTGACTGCGCCAGCGGGCGTGACCGTAGGGATGACGCCGTATGCGCAATGGTATCGGGAGCACCCGCATGTGGTTCACTTGCGGTATGATGTATTACAGGGGTTCCCGTTTTTGAATACTACGCCAACCGCGTTAACGCGGTGGTATCATCGGGATAATGAGTATAATAATGTGTTTCAGACTGACCAGCTTGGTCACTGGCAAAGTCAAGTGACGGTTAATGTGGACGCGATGCGTGTTGTGCCACCAGCTATTCGTTCAATCTATGCAGGAGTTAATTAGATGCCTTACAGACCGGAACGGATCGGCCCCCACGCTATGTGGGATGTGAATGTGGCGAATGTTGACTTGACTAATACTTTGACGGTGTTGGGCAATGTCACGATGATTGGCCCAAATGTGTTTTTGGGTAATTCGGTGATTAAGTCGGACCATGAAGAGATAATGGTGCGGACTAGTCCGATACAGACTATCGGTGCTAATGTAGCGTTCTTCTGCGGAGCCGTCTTGTTAATGGACCATCACGAGAAGAGGATGCAATACTCTGTGGTTGGTGGTTGTCACATGTCGCATGATGGATCTAATATGAATTTTCATGCGTTCCCGTTTATAGGTTTGTTGGACAATGCGACTGTGGATACTACTCAGGTCGCTCAGGCTAATCCTATGGCAAAGTGGATGCCGTTGGCTCCGATTGGAATGCCGCATGAGTCGGCGACTGTTAATTGTAATGTTAATGAGAGTATCGTTGTGGAAGATACAGTTGATAGCGCGCAGTTGATCTGTGCGGGGTTTGTGATGCGTAATAATACTACAGTCGTAGCAGCCGTGGATATGTGCTGCTACATTTCGTTTCAGAAGTATGTTGAAGATGTGGTGGTGTTTGACCCGCCGAGGAGCTGAGTTATGGTTTTTGGTCCTATATTGGCGGCTTTGGCCGGTTCGGCTATGTCTTCGATGTTTGGGGGAGGGGGCCAGCAGGCCCCTAACTCCCAGGCTAATACTAACACGCCGATGATCCCCGCGGGGAGCGTAGGCCAGTCCCAGGGCTTTGAAGGCCCTATTAAGATGTTGTTTAAGTCGCTCGGTAATCGAGGCGGCGATATGATGATGGATAATATGTTCGCCGGACAGCAAGGTAAGAACGCCGGTCGTAAGGCAAAGGCGTATTATGATCAGGCTTTCCCCGGTACTAATCCGTGGGAACGGCTGGGTGCTGGTAACCCGTCTGGGCAGTTGGCCCAGGTGGATAATCAGAAAAGTATGCAGATGCGTGAATTGCAAACGCGGGAGCGTATTGCGGATAAGCAGATAGCTGGTGCGCAGAATGTGGC